CTGAGCTACAAATATTCTTTGAATATATCGAGGCTAACAAACAAAATCTTTTTGATCTCTGTGGATTGAGAGGGGAGCTTAGTTAGGATGAAATTAACCCTGAACATTGAGCCTAAGCCTCAATCACGGCCAAGGTTTGCAAGACGTGGGAATTTTACCACGACTTACGAAGATAAGGGCATGAAAGCATGGCGCAATAGTTGCCAGTTACTCATTGCTAATCAGTACATGGGGCAGTCAATACTTGAGGGAGCTTTGAGGGTACGGCTTAGATTTTACATCAAGCCTCCTCAGTACATCTCTAAGGTCAAGAAATATCATCAGGCTCTCATTGATGAGGTTATACCAGTAGACAAAAAACCTGACATTGATAACTATGAGAAAGCTCTTTATGACAGCATGTCAGGGATTGTATTTAAAGATGATGGACAGATAGCTTTGCATGATGTAGGCAAATTTTACAGCCTAAATCCTAGGATAGAAATAGAAATTGAGGGGATAAGATGGAATGGCTAACAGATAATATAGATCACCCCATTATATGTATTGTATTTTTCTTGGCCGGTCTTATTTTGGGTAATATTGAACCATTCAAAAAACCGCCTGAAACTAGCAAACAACCCATAATAATTTATAAGGTTGATAATGCTGGATCAGGAATACATGGGAAAATCAGTGATAAAGAAATCATAGAGGGGCGCTATACTGTCACAGTGCCCTCTTTAGGGAAATTCTTAGTGACCAAGGAACAATATGAGAGTATCAGAGTAGGTGACGAAATCCCTGACTATTTGAAGAAAAGAGGTAATTAAGATGACCAAAACTATTGAAATACCAGATTGGTGCTCCATGTGGGGCAGCAAAGATGAGCGTTATGGCTCACTAGAAGAACTGAAAGAGTTGTTACTCTATAAGCGTATTGTGAAGTGGGACAAAGACCACCTGGAACTTGAGGACGGGACAAAGGTCACTATTGAAATGTCAGAAAGTGATTGCTGTGCCTCAGCAGGTGGAGAGTTCAAGAATGTCACACTAGACGCAGTCATTACTGATGTAAAAATCGGAGAACCCACAAAATTTGACAATGGGGACGGAACCACTTGTGAGAATACGGTCACTATTTACCACAATCAAAATCCAATAGCTTTGGCAGAATGTGAGGCTGATGATGGCAATGGTGGCTATTACTACAGTGTAGGGTCGCTAGTTATTGGTAAAATCCACTTTCCAGTAGTAGAGGCGTAGGAGGCCAATTGAGAAAATCAGAGTAGGTGATGACATGCCTACACATTTGAAATAAAGGAGCAAAAAATGGCAACTAATATGGAGTTATTAGTAAATAGAGTTGAGAACTGGGCGAAAGAAAGAGGGTTAGATAACTCAGATAATAGCACAGCTCAAGCATTAAAATTATTTGAGGAGGCTGGAGAATTAGCCCAGGCACATCTCAAAAATCGTGAGAACGAGGGCATGGACGCTGTAGGAGATATTTTGGTAGTATTAACTATCTATTGTCAACAAAGAGGCTGGTCTATCTCTGAGTGTTTTCAAATGGCATGGGATGAAATTAAGAACCGAAAAGGTAAAATGGTCAATGGTTCTTATGTCAAAGAGCAAGATTTGAGAGGTGATGTAGATGGACTATAAAAAACCATTGTCAAAAAATCAGCTTGAGCGCTTTGCTTTTATGCTAAGACATAAACGACTAGAGAGAGGCTTGACGATTGCTGACCTAGCAGAAAAACTTGGTTATTCAGAGTCAAGTATCTCATACTGGGAGAATAAGAAGAAAAAACCTAATTTATACAAAGTTGAGGATGTGGCTAGTTTCTTTGGGTTACCACTAAATATCTTGATAGGAGAGGAATAAGAGAAATGAATAAACAGGAATTGATTGAGAGAATTGAAACTATGCCAAATAATACTGGTTTTATCAGACCAAAGATTGACAAGAATTTAGTTTTAGGTTTAGTCAGAGAATTAGACGAACCGCAAAAGGTCAAAGTATCTGAGGAAGAAGAAAAATTTCTTAAAACGTTTGATTTTAATTGTGAAAATGATGTTACAACAGCTTTATATCATATTTCAAGAACGGGCTGGGGTTATCACTTAACGGATAAAGACGGCACAGAATTAAAACACTTGACGAGAGAAGTTAGGCTGTTTAAAAACAGAAAAAGATTGATAGAAGCTATACTTTACGGCTACGAAGTTGATAAAGAAAAAAGGTATCTGGTGAAATTAAAAGCAGTAGAACAGTATCTAGTAAGTATTAAAGATGAGAATTTCTTAGGATTTTTACAAAGCAGATTAAGAAGTAAATTCACCCGAAAAGAATTAGAAAAAGCTGGTTTTGGCTGGGTGTTTGATTGCCCAGGTATTGAGATTGAGGAGATTATAGAATGAAAGACTTTATTTTAGCTATCAATAATTTAAAAATTGATATTATAAACAACTCAGATAAGCTAGACAGCTATGAGCTAGGAAATATCAAGAGCCATGCAAGGGATTTATATGAGAGCCTTGTATGGTTGCAGTGTATGGCAGAGGAGGCAGGAAAATGAGACCTAAAAAATACCCGTATTCAGGAGTTGCAAAAACAAAGAAAACAACTAAAGAAGATAAGCTAGAGCTGGTGGTCTTTCCTAATGTTTCATTAAGAAAAGACATGCTCAAACATGTATTTTCAGTTGTTAAAAATCATGACAATACTACCATCATTTATTTCAGGATCTCTAATTTTATGGGACTTTTTGGATACGAGGAACAAAAAGTAAAAGTCAATTTGAGTTATGAAGAAACTACAAAAATTTTGAATGAGTTAAACTAAAGGAGAGGTAGAGAGTGAGCAGAGCTAAAGAACTCTTGACAGAGTTACAGAGCTTGGACATGGACATCCAGAGCCGTATAGATGAAATCAATGAGCTTGAGGCTGGCCTACTCTCAAGCCCTAAATGGACTGATGTAAAAGTCCAAAGTGGCCAAGTTAAAAAAATTGATGATGTGTATGCTCAACTAATCACTATGAAACAAGAAATAGAACATGACATTAAAGAAATCATAGATAGAAAGTTAGAACTGAGCAGGCTAATAAATAAGCTATCAAATCCAAAGTATAGGACAGTATTAAGGATGACATACATAAATAAAATGTATGTAGATGACATCTGTGACAGCCTTGGTGGTATCAGTTCGCCTACTTACTACAGACTTAAAAAACAGGCAATAAAAGAGCTTGACAGTATTCTTAGCGAATTGATAGTAAATGATAGTGATTGTACAGGCATGAAGTTTTAAATCTGATAAAATGATAGTGTCAAATGCTGAAAAGGTTTGATATTATCTCCTTATGTTTTTGAGGCTACGGCCTCTTATGGTAGTGGTAAAGGTTACGGTAAACCTCTAAAAATGTTGCTCCTACGGTTTGCCTCTGGTTCAATTCCAGGCGCTATCTTAATGACTACACAAAATAAAAAACAAATGTAGTATCTATCAGTTTGCAAGGATGTAGTCACCTTGCATTTTGAGGGAACGTAGCTCAGTTGGCAGAGCTTTTGATAATTACTTCAAAAGGTCGCAGGTTCGAGTCCTGTCGTTCCCATTATATCTCTGTGAGTAGCTATCACAATAGGGGTATAGGGCGGTAATTAGATTTAGGCTAATTAACCTGTAGGACAGAGATAAAGTAGCGCTATATAAGGCTCTGGTGGGGGAGGCACCCACTTACCGCATACAGTCACTCATTGAGTGGCTTTTTTATATTTTACCAATTAAACAAAGCAGGGAGGAGGGCATGGCTAATAGTGAACTAGCGAGAAAAGATTATCAAAAAGGTATGAAGTATAAAGACATTGCTGACAAGTATAATGTCTCTATCAATACCGTTAAATCTTGGCAACGTAGACATGGATGGACACGAAATAAAAAGGGTGCACCCAAAAAGTCAAGAGGTGCACCTATTGGGAATAAGAACGCAGTAGGACATGGAGCGCCTAAAGGTAACTCAAATGCTGTCACACATGGTCTAAGGAGACGCTTTCTCCCTGAGGGTCTATCTGAGATTATAGAGGAAGTTAAGAGCATGAGTCCTATTGACATCCTTTGGGAAAATATCACGCTTACTTATGCAACCTTATTACATGCTCAGCGTATTTTGTATGTGCAAGACATTGAGGACACTACTACCATGCTTATTGCAAGCACAGCTAAAGGTAGTGAGAATTATGAGGTTCATACATCATGGGATAAGCAAAGTAGAGCCATCACAGCGATAGCAAGAGCTCAGGCTGAACTCAGAGGCATGATAAAGACTTATGATGAGCTTACACGCTCTCCACTGGTCACAGAGGAGCAGCGTTTGAGGATTGATAACCTCAAGGCACAGTTAGGATCTAATGATGAAGATGATACAGTCATAACTGGATTTACATTTGATAGGAGTGAGTACAATGGTAACACTGAACCTAGCCAAATTGATTAACCCAGTATTTGATGATGTCCTATATACAACTAAGAGCCATGTAGTGCTCAAGGGTGGCCGTGCCTCTACTAAGTCATCAGTAGTATCTATTGATCTTGTCAATGACTTTATCAATGACCCAATGGGTAATGTGGTAGTCTTACGCAAAGTAGGCAAGTACTTGAGAATGTCAGTATATGAGCAAATTAGATGGGCTATCTATGAGATGGGCTTAGCTAACCAGTTTAAATTTGGCAAATCTCCCTTACAGATAACTCATATCAAGACAGGAACGGCTTTTTATTTCTACGGTGTAGATGACCCTATGAAACTCAAGTCACAGAAAATAGCTAAAGGCTATGTCATGGCTGTATGGTTTGAGGAGCTTGCTGAGTTCGCAGGTCGTGAGGATATTGACATAGTTGAGGATACTTTCATCCGTCAAGAGCTCCCAAACGGTAAAGAGGTAAAGGTCTATTTCACTTATAACCCTCCACGCAATCCCTATGACTGGATAAATGAGTGGGTAGCTGAAAAAGCTAGTGACCCTACATACATGATACATCATAGCACCTACCTTGATGATAGACTAGGCTTTTTGTCTAGGCAAATGATTGAGAAGATAGAGCGCTATAAAGAGACTGACCCTGACTACTACAGATGGATGTATTTAGGAGAGGTCATCGGTCTTGGTAATCATGTTTATAACATGAGCTATTTTAAACCACTACAGAGCCTCCCTGAGGATGATAAGCTGATAGGCATATCATTTGCCATGGATACTGGACACCAGCAATCAGCTACAACCTGTGGAGCTTATGGGCTCACAGCTAAGGGTAAGGTCATCCTATTAGATACTTTTTACTATAGCCCAGCTGGAAAGACCATCAAAAAGGCACCTAGTGAGCTCTCTGTGATGATACATGATTTTATAGACAGCGTCATGAAACAGTACAGAGTACCTAAACTCAAGATGACTATAGATAGTGCGGAGGGAGCTTTGAGAAATCAATACTTTAGAGATTATGGAGAACGCTGGCACCCAGTTGCTAAGAAGAAAAACCAGACCATGATTGACATGGTTATCAGTTTATTAGCTGAGGGGCGTTTTTATTACCTTGATACTGAAAATAACAGGGTATTCATTGAGGAGCATAAGATGTACCGATATGATGACAAGACCATCAATACTGATGACCCTAAAGTCATCAAAGAGGATGACCATACAGTAGATGGTTTCAAGTATTTTGTCCTAGATAACGCTAGAGAGTTAAATCTAAAAGCCTAAAGGAGCTAGTAATGGGAATAGTCCAAAAAATTAAAGATATTTTTAAAAGGAGTAAATATGTGATGACTACTCAAAATCTAACATACATCACTGACCATCCAAAAATAGCAGTATCATCAGCAGAGTATGACCGTATTAGGGAGAATATTAGGTATTTTTCAGGCCATTACCCTCAAGTAGAGTACAAAGATAGTAATGGGACTAAAAATAAAAGAGATTTCAACCATTTACCTATTGGCCGTACAGCTGCTAAGAAAATTGCAAGCCTTGTATTTAATGAACAGGCTGAAATTAAGGTAGATGATGAGCAAGCTAATAAATTTATTCAACAACAGCTACAAGATGACCGATTTACAAAGAATTTTGAGCGATACCTTGAGAGCTGTTTGGCTCTTGGTGGTCTTGCTATGAGGCCTTATGTGGATGGTGAGCGTGTAAGAGTATCATTTATTCAAGCGCCTATCTTTTTGCCACTGCAAAGCAACACTCAGGATGTGTCTAGCGCTGCAATCGTGACCAAGACAATTAAAGCAGATGGAAACAAGCAGAGATATTACACGCTGATTGAGTTTCATGAGTGGTCAAATGACAAATACACGGTATCAAATGAGCTATACAGGTCTGATAATCAGAATGCAATAGGTTCAAGAGTGCCACTGTCAGAGATTTATGAGGATTTAGAGGAAGTTGTAGAGTTAAATGGCTTGAGCCGTCCACTATTCACTTATCTAAAACCTCCAGGAATGAACAATAAAGACATCAATAGTCCTCTAGGCTTGTCTATCTTTGATAACGCTAAAACTACAATAGACTTTCTTAATACCACATATGATGAATTTATGTGGGAGGTCAAGATGGGTCAGCGTAGAGTGGCAGTACCTAGCCAAATGATTAAAACAGAATATGACCAAAATGGTGATAATGTCGTAGTCAAGCGTGAGTTTGAGGCTGGCCACAATGTCTATGAGCAGTTTGACTCAGGGGATATGGATAAAGGTATAGGTATCACAGACCTTACTACACCTATCAGGTCAGATGACTACATCAAGGCTATTAACGAGGGCTTGGCGCTCTTTGAAATGCAAATTGGCGTATCAGCTGGCATGTTTAGCTTTGACGGTAAGTCAATGAAAACAGCTACAGAGATTGTCTCTGAGAACTCTGACACATACCAAATGAGAAATAGTATTGTGAGCCTAGTAGAGCAATCACTAAAAGAGCTTATTATTTCAATGCTAGAGTTAGGCAAAGCCTACAAACTCTATAAGGGAAACATCCCTGAGATGGACAAAATCAGCATTAACCTTGATGATGGTGTCTTTACTGACAGAAATGCAGAGCTTGACTATTGGATAAAAGTAGTCAATGCTGGCTTTGGTACTGACACAATGGCTATTGAGAAAGTCCTAAACGTGACACCCGAAAAAGCCAAAAAGATTAAGGCTGAGATTGATGGCAATGTCATTGATGATGTAAATGATGAGCGTAGCTCTGAGGATGTAGGAGTCTATGGAGAGTGATTAAATGGCTGATGTCAAAAAGAAACCAATCAAGCTAAATGATCAGCAGCTAATGCTTGACGCTAGTAGAGTCGCTGATATTTACCATCAGCTAACTCTTGACCTTTTTGACCAAGTAATAGACCGTATTAAAGAGCGTGGCTCTGCTAGTCTTAATGATAACCCTTATATCTGGCAACTTGAGAAAATGAATGAGATGGGCTTACTTAATGATGAAAATGTCAGACTTATCTCAGAACGCTCAGGAATTGCTGAGGAACAGCTCAGGTATGTCATACAAAATGAGGGCTACAAGGTCTATAAAGACACAAAAGAGCAACTACTGGAGTCCATGGGTGGACAATTTACTGATAACTCACTCATTCAGACCAATTTAGCTGCTTATGTCAATCAGACCATGGGAGACATAGATAATCTTATCAATACCACTCTACCACTGAGTGTCAGAAAGGTCTATCAGTCTATCATTGAGGAGAGTGTAGCCAAAGTTGTCACAGGTTTAACTACATCAGATAAAGCTATCTCTGATACAGTCATGAAATGGGCTGAGAAAGGTTTTTACGGTTTTACTGATAGCCAAGGTAAGAGGTGGAAAGCTGACACTTACGCTAGGCAGGTTATTAAATCCACAGCTTGGAGGGTCTATCGTGAGGTCAGAATGGCTCCAGCTGAGGAATTAGGTATAGATACCTTTTACTACCACAAAAAAGCCACAGCAAGAGAGATGTGCGCTCCTTTGCAACATCAGATAGTAACTACTGGAGTTGCTAGAGAAGTAAATGGAGAGCGTGTCTTAGCTTTAGCTGATTATGGATATGGTCATCCTGCTGGATGTCAGGGTATAAATTGTACTCATGAGATGACACCATACATCCCAGGAATCAACTACAAGCCTGATTTGCCTGATCATTTAAAAGACCTAACACCTGAGGAGGCTATAGCGAATGCAAACCTACAGGCTAAACAGAGAGCCCTAGAGAGGTCTATCAGGAAGTCTAAGGAGCTTTTGCATGTTGCAGAAAAACTAGGAGACAGTGAGCTAATATCTAAGTATAAGAGCAAAGTTAGGATGAAACAGGGAGCCATGAGAGGTTTTTTGAGCCAACACCCTTACCTACACAGAGATTATGCTAGAGAGAAATACTATGATGATCCATTTTCTCAAGCTCAAAAAGAAGTAAAGCTCAGGAAGAAGATGGCAGAACATCATTACATCAAAGAGGATGAAATACCTGCATTTAAGAAAGTTGGAGGGAAAATCACTAAAACTGAGCGCAAAGTATTGTATGCAGATGAAAACCCTCAAGGTTTGGGCTATATCGGCACAGCTCATAGCTTTACTATCAATAAATTCTTGAGGGATAAGAATGCAATGCCTCCTGAATATCAGAAGATTGTAAATACTCTTGATGGAGTAGTTGAGAAAAACAAAATCTTGAAGAATACCAAAGTCAATAGGTTTGATGATAATGTCTATCTGAAATCAGTAGTTGAGCAAAATCAGCACCTATTGAAAGACTATGATAACTTTATGGACATGTTGAACTCAGGTAAAGCCAAATATAGCAATGATGGGTATACCTCAACGAGTTATATTCCTAAGTACAATTACTTTAAGAATAGACCTGTTAAAACAATCATCAACATTCCTAAAAATCATCAAATATACTTCACGGATAATGATAATGAAAGTGAGATTATTTTACCAAGAGGCACTAAATATGATATAATTAGTGTGAAAGAAAACAAGGGCGGCATAGTCCTTGAAATGAATGTCAGAAAGGATGAGTAATAATGAACTTATCAGAGGCTTTTTCTCAGATTGATTCAATGGGGTTGAGTTCTCCTAAGCTCATCCCATCTGAGATGACAGATGAAGAATTATCACATTTGAGGTTTACCACATTTTCCAAAGAAGATGAGGAGGCTATCATGGCTGAACTCAAAAAACGTAACTTAGCGCTTGGTTTTATCTAGGCGCTTTTTTCATACAATAAACCACTATAAACCTATGGAAGTCCATCAGGTTTTTTATTTTGCCCTGGAGCATGGCGTAAAACTGTCTTAATTTGTCCATGTGACGTAAAAAGGAGGATTAAGACATGAGTCTTAAACGTGAAATGTTAGTTGAGGCAGGTATTGAGGATAAGTCAGTGATTGACAATATCATGCAAGCGTACGGTGCAGGTATTGAGAATGCAAAATCACAGGCCAAATCTGAGCTACAAGCTGAAAATGATACATTAAAGCAACAACTTGAGCAACAGACTCAAGCTATCCAAGACTTGCAAGCTAAAGAGGGTGCTAGTGAGGAAAGCAAGCAACAACTTGAACAACTCAAAGCCCAATTTGAGCAATATAAACTTGATAGTGAGGCAAATCTTGCTCAGGTAACCAAAACCAATGCTATTGCCCTTGCTTTGAAAGATGTAGGTGCATACAACTCTGATGATTTGATGAAATTCATTGACCTAGATAGTATTGAGCTAGGAGAAGATGGCAAGCCTCAGCTTGAGGACACGATCAACTCACTCAGAGAGTCAAGCCCTTACTTATTCCAAACAGTGCAAGAGCAACCTAACCCTAACATCTCTGTGCCTGGCAATCCATCAGCAAGTAATGCAGATGATGGCTTGAGCGCAGAGGACAAAGCCCTTTTTGCTGGCTTTGATAGCGTATAATACCAAAAAGAAAAGAGGAAAAATATAAATGGCAGTAAATTACGCAGAAAAATTCAGTAAGAAAGTAGATGAGCGCTTTACAAGAGAGGCTCTTACTACTAACACGGTCAATCAAGATTTTGATTTCATTGACGCTGAGACAGTCAAGGTCTACACAGTCGCTACATCAGGAATGAATGACTACCAGGCTACTGGTCAAAATCGCTACGGTACAGCTGATGAGCTTGGCAATACAGTCCAAACTATGACGCTCTCTAAAGACCGTTCATTCACATTCACGATTGACAAAAAATCAGAGCAAGGCTCAAATGGTGTCATGGAGGCAGGTAAATCTCTAGCCCGTCAAATTTCAGAGGTAGTCATCCCTGAGGTTGATAAGTACCGACTATCAGCAATGGTTTCAGGCGCTGATACTGGACATATTGGAACAGGTGCAGTTAATAAAACTAACGCCTATGAGCTTGTACTTGAGGGACAATCTAAGTTGTCAGACGCTCTAGTGCCTGTGGCTGGTCGTATCTTGCATGTGTCTCCTAAATTCTATAAACTGATTAAACTTGATGACACATTCATCAAAAACTCAGACCTTGGGCAAGAAATCACTATCAAGGGTCAAGTGGGTATGATTGACGGTATGCCAGTAGTATTGACACCATCAACATATATGCCTACAGATGTTGAGTTTATTATCGCTCATCCAGCAGCTACTACATCACCTGTTAAGTTGGAAGACTACAAGATCCATGACAACCCACCAGGTATCAACGGGAAACTTGTTGAGGGTCGTATCCGTTATGACGCTTTCGTTTTGGACGCTAAGAAAAAGGCTATCTATGTCCACAAAAAAGCCTAAGGAGGTAATCAATGGCTAATGATAACACAGTAGAGGAAATAGTAGAGGTCAAAACTGATGTCACTTTGACTAAGGACGGGGTATCTTTTACCCTGTCAGACCCTATCATGATTTCAGCCTTTGAAAACAATGGCTATAAAGTGGAGGAATAAACTAAATGGCTCAGTTTAAAGCAACAAGTAATGTTGTTTTTGATGTCAACGGCAAAGAGCAAAGCTATGACAAGGATGTAGTGTATGACATGGATGTCAAAGTAGCTGAGAGCTTAAATGCTCAAGGCAAACAGTCACATCCTGAGTTGAGCCCATTCTTTGAGCCAGTTGACGAAAAAGAAGAAACCAAAGAGGCGGGTAAGTAGTACCGCCTCTTATTATTGGAGGTGGTTACTATCGCTTATTTGACTAAAGATGAGTTTAAGAATTTAGGATTTGATGAAGTAGATAACTTTGAAAAATTATTGATGAGGGCAGAGGTAGCTATCAATCTCTTTCTTAATAATCTTTATGATTTTGTTGATTTTGAAACTGAAATCAAGTTTAGAAAGAAAGCTGTCAAACTTGCTACGGCTTACCAAGTGGCATATTTAGACGCTAGTGGTATTGCTACAGCTGATGACAGACAGTCAGCCTCAACAGTGATATTAGGTAGGACTCATATAAGCTATCAGGGAGGCTCAAAACAAGCCTTTGAAAGCTCTAGGTATAATTTATCACTTGACGCCTTGAACGTGCTAAAAGCAGCAGGTTTTGGGTATAGAGGGGTAGGATATGATAGAGATTGATAAGCGTTTATTAATTGATACTGTAACAATTAAAAAAGACACAGGTGAAAAAGACGGATGGGGTAAAGTAATATTAGAGAGCCCAGTGACCCTTAAACATGTCAGATTTGATAGACAGTATCAAGTGCAAGGCACAAAAAACAGCCGTAAAGAGTCCAAACCTAGTACCTTATTTGTGTACCCTAAACATTGTCCTATTACCTTAGATAATACCTTTAAAAATGCCATCATCAATGATGGTGAGCGTGAATATAGAGTTACTGCTATATTGCCTATTAGCTATCCGCATAAACAGAAAATATTTTGTTATGAGGTGGAGTGTATTTAATGGGAACTAGCGTATCTGTCAAAATTGACCTCAAAGGGATTGAAAATAAGGTATCTCCAACAGCTTTAGCAAAAGGGAAACTGGCCATAGCTAACCAAATGCTAACAGACATGAGCCCTTTTGTTCCTCGTAAGAGTGGTGACCTCAGTGGAAGTGGCCAAGCTACTAAAGATGGGGTCAGGTACCCTGGGCCTTATGCCAGAGCCCAATTTTACGGCTCTAGCTACAACAAGGCTAGGGTTTTTTATTTCAGTAAATACACCACGCCAGGAACTGGTAAACGCTGGGACTTGAAAGCTACAGCGCTACACCTTAAAGACTGGGAGAGAGTAGGGATAAAATCAATGGGAGTAGAAGCATGAATAACAACGATTTTTCAGAAGTATTAAGAGATTTCATCAACACACTAAACCTCTCTCTTACTTGTAGACTTGACTATTTATCAGAGAAAGAGGATTTAGTCCTATATCCTTTGCCAGGTGGCAAAATTTTAAAAGAGTACATGGACGGCAAGCAAGACATCAGCCTTATTTTTGAGGTGGCTATCAAGACACTTGACCATCAAAGAACAAGCTCTATTTTGTGGGCTATCAATCATGCTCTTGCTAATTTTGATTTAGAACTACCTAGCAAAAATAACTCATATCAATTCAGAGGCCTTGAAGTCTCACAGCCATTCCTTAATGACCGTGATGACCAAGGCTTTTATATTTACATGTTAGATGTAACGGCAGAAATTGAAGTAAATGGAGGAAATTAAATGCCAAAATTAAAGAACGCCAAGCGCAAACACTATGTGGCGCCTTGGTCAGCAGAAAACGCAGCAACAGAGCCAACAGGTGACGCTTGGAAATGGCTTGCAGATGGAGTGACAACCGCTGAGGTTGAAAATGACGAAGAGACAGATGATACAGCTTACTACAATGGTGACGGAACACCTGAAACAGTAGTAAAATCCGTAAAATACGGGTTCTCATTTGAGGGGGACTACATCAAAGAGGACGAGGCTCAAGCTATCATTGCTGGCATGCGCTTTAAAACTGGCGATGGACGTAAATTATGGTTCAAAGTTGTTGACGCTGATGGCAAAAAGCAATATGTGGGCGTAGCTACAGCCTCTGGCATTAAAATTGGAGGCGGTGAGGCGTCTGAGTTTGAGGGCTTTGAGTGTACTATTAGCTGGAACTCAGCACCTAAGGAGTCCGCTGTAATCGGATAACGTGATTTAGGGGGAGTGGTAATACTCCCCTTTTTATTTTTGATTAAAAAATTAGTAGGAGAAAGAAATAATGGTAGTAATTAAAAAGCGTGATAATGTCATCCCTGTAGAGTTTGGAGAGTTTACTCTTGAATTTATCGGAAATGACCAAAATATCCACAAAATGGAAAAACTTGGCAAAATCCTCAAAACTGAGGGTGAGAAAGTAGCCAATGCAGAAGATGACAAAGCATTTGAGGCTTTACAAGACATGGTTAAGAACTCATGGACAGAGTTATTTGACGCTGAGGCTTATCAAAAAGTCTACGATTTCTCAAATGGGTCTACTGTGGACACAATGGCCTACTTACTTGAGACTATCAATGGTGTCATCTCAGAATGGGAGAAACGTAACAACACAGACGCTCTCAAGAAATATTTAGGAGACTAACATGCTAGATTTATCAAGGAAATTGACTGATGAGTTAGTCCTTGGTGATGATGTGTACCCTATGAACATCTCTTTTAACAAGGTCTTGAAAGTCATTGAGCTTATCAATGATGATGAAATTGATGAGATTTACAAGCCCTATCTTGCATTACAGATATTTACTAATGTTGATCTTACTCAGGCTCTTACACCTGAGGAGGCCACTGGTATCTTTAAGATGGTATTTGAGGAGCACATCAGGCTTATTCCAGCTAGAGACACGGCACCAGTGCTAGACCTAGCAGGCAATCCGATTAAGAGCAAGATACGCTCTAGGAGCCAATCAGAGACCAGTGCTAGATTATTTAGCTTGAAATATGACGCTGAGTATATTTACTCATCATTTATGCAAGCATACGGCATTGACCTCATAGACTCTCAGAATAGTTTGCACTGGAAAAAGTTTAATGCTCTATTAAATGGCCTACCAAGTGATACAAAATTCTCTGAGGTTATCAAGATAAGAGCTTATAAGCCTCAAAAGGGAGACAGTAAGAAGTACAGAGAGAGTATGAAAGAACTTAAAAAAGAGTACGCTCTACCTAAAGATTTTGACTACTAATTAGAAAGGAGGGAATAAATGGCAGATGGTTCAGTAACTATCAAGGTTGACATGGATGGCTCAGGTGCTCAGGCTGGAGTCAGCAAGCTCAAGTCTCTTTTTGGAGGCCTTGAGAGTACAGGGCAAAAAGTAGGCTCTGTATTCAAGTCTGTACTGGGAGCTAATTTGATTGGCTCAGCCTTATCAAGTGGGGTCAGTGCAGTTACTGGGGGTATCCGTGAGATGGCCTCAGAATTGAACAGCTCACAGAAAGCCTGGAAAACATTTGAGGGAAACCTCCAAGCCTTTGGGCGCTCATCTGAGGAAATTAAGGCAGCAAAAACTGAAATGCAGGATTTTGCAACCAAGACCATCTACTCAGCCTCTGACATGGCTAATACTTACTCACAGCTTGACGCTGTAGGTACTAAAAATGTAGGTAGCTTAGTTAAGGCCTTTGGTGGACTTGCAGCGTCAGCAGAAAACCCAGCACAAGCCATGAAATCATTATCAACTCAGGCAACACAGATGGCAAGTAAGCCAAAAGTAGCTTGGATGGACTTTAAGATTATGATGGAGCAAGCGCCTGCTGGGATGGCTGCAGTCGCAAAAGAGATGGGAATGTCTACGGCTGACCTTGTAAAAGCTGTGCAAGATGGGAAAGTTAAGACTGAGGATTTCTTTGACGCTATGAACAAAGCAGGTAACTCAGACGCTTTCCAAAAGATGGCCACAGAGTTTAAAACTGTAGACCAAGCGATAGATGGGGCAAAAGAAAGCCTCTCTAATAAGCTCATGCCAGCCTTTGATAAACTCAATTCATTTGGAATTAAGGCAGTCAATGCAGTTTCAGACGCTTTGGACAAAATCAATTTTGATAGTTTAGCAGATAAATTAGGGAGCTTGCTTGATAGCATTGATATAGATGGATTTATTTCAGGTCTATCCAATGGATTTGCTCAAGCAGGTCAAATGGTCTCTAATTTCTTTGCTATTTTTAATAAAGCTGGCGTATTTGATTACATATCAGACTCAATCAGAGATATTGTGCTCATAGTACAATATCTTTTTGAGGAGTTGACTAGTGATAGTAATGGTTTTAGTGATGTTTTTGAGGGTATCGCTAATGTAGTGATTTTAGTAAATGTAGCCATTCAAGAGTTAGCTCTTGGCGTTCAATTTGCTTTTGAGGAATTTGCTAATACTGGCGCTATTAAGAATGCTTATAAGGCTTTCAAGGATTTCACAGCTGCAGCTTTAGACCTTGCTGAAAAATTATCAGATGTCATCCCTTGGGATATTATAGGAGCTGCTGCAGGTCATGTAGTAAACGCTATTTCATTAGTCATTAGCTGGATTTCAAAATTATCTCAGTCAATTAGTGGAGATATTTGGAGAGGTCTAGTCGTAGGTATTGGTGGAGCACTTGTTGCTTTCAAAGCATTTAACTTTTTAAAATCGTTCAATCCTTTTGGTCTATTTAAAAGTAACGCTACATCAGCACTAAGTGGCACCACATCAACAGTATCCTCAATAGGTTCACAAATCGTAGCAGTCATCCGTAGTTTAGGAGAGAGTGTAGCTACAATGGCCAAAGGAATTGGCGAGGGTATAGGGGCTGCTTTTCGTGGGATTGGTCAAGGTTTATCTATGATTAACCCTGTAACTATCGTAGCATTAGCCGTGCCTATTTTAGCTTTAGGAGCAGCATTTGCTTTGATGGGAACTCAAGGCCAAGGTCTAGCAACTATCTTGCATGCTATCGGTGATGTGGTGGTCAGTGTAGGTACAGCTATAGGTACTATCCTAAACATGGCTATCCAAGGACTAGCGCAAGCTCTTGTAATTGTAGCACCTGTGCTCCCTACTATAGCCTCATCATTTGCAATGATGTCCTCAGTGATTTTAGCTGTAGGTGTAGCAGTCAGCTCCATCATCAGCTCATTTAGTGGGTTAGCGCCAGTGATCACAGCACTAGGCTCAGCTATTAGCCAAGTAGTAACATCTATTAGCTCAGGCATTGCTCAGGTAGCTACAGCCATTACCCCTATTGTTGCAATTATTTCAGATACTTTTGTTCAAGTGGTTAGCATTGTCACTGAGGCAGTTGTCCAAATTGTCCAAGCAGTCGCTCCATTTGTGCCAGCTATTAATGAGATGGTAACCTCAACGGCTCCTATTATCCAGTCACTTATTGAGTCATTTAATAACCTTGTCAATCAAATTAGCCCTATTATTGATAGTTTGACCAATTTGATTAAGACATTTGGTGAGCAAGTTAAGTCTATCCTAGATAGCGCCAAGGGCGTAGTAGAATCATTTGGTTCAGTTATTAGGAGTGTGCTTGATGGTGTTGCTGGTATTTTTGAGAGCATGGGTAATGCTGCTAAAAATGCTGGAGCAGGCGTGAAGTTGATGGCTCAAGGTGTAAAAATGCTAGTAGACCTCAACCTTGGTGATTTGGTTGGAACCCTAGCAGCAACAGCTGTGGGATTGGCAGCAATAGCTAACTCAGGTATCGCTACAGCAGGCTCAGGACTACAACAATCAGGAGTGGGATTGAGTTTGATAGCTACATCAGCACAAGCGGCAAGCGTAGCTATGCAGAGCCTACCAACAGCATTGAGTACATTAAGCGCAAGCATTAACCAATTACCAAGCGCTCTGACAGCAGCAGGAACAGCCATGAGCACATTTGCTACATCAGCAGTGGCCTCATTTAGTGGCTTATCTGGTGCAGTTTCTGGCATTACTGTCTTACAAAGTGCCCTTGTTGGTTTATCAAGTACTTTAACAGCTACTATGTCAGCTACATCAGCAATGACATCAGGATTTTCTGCAGTGACTGGAGTTATTAGCTCATTAGGTGGGGTGTTAAGCACAATCCCTAGCCTATTCTCAGCAATTTCAGCCTCAGCTATGACAGCCAACACATCTATCATGCAATTAGCGACATCAGCCCCTACAGTGGCCTCTAGTTTTGCTAACATCTCTAACTCTGCTGTATCAGCTATGTCTCAGCTTAATTCAGTGATTAGGTCAGCAATGACACAAGCTGTCTCACAAATGAGCGCAAGCATGCAACAGATGACTAATGTGGTAAGACAATCAGCAAGTCAAATGACTCAAGCTGGCCAACAGGCTGGGCGTGGAGTTTCAACAGGTATAACAAATGGCATACGCTCAGGCATTGGTTCAGCAATGTCAGCAATGTCATCAATGGCCAACTCAATCCAAGCAACAGGGATGAGAGGTGTATCTACTATGCAATATGTAGGCTCAATGATTGGCCAAGGTTTAGCAAGTGGAATGTATTCAGCCCTAGGCGCTGTGACAGCTGCAGCTAATGCCCTTGTTTATCAAGCTGAGAGAGCTGCAAGAGCTAAAGCAAGGATACACTCACCATCAAGGCTCTTTAGAGATAATGTAGGGCGCTACATTGCTCAAGGTATCGCTGTAGGTATTGAAAAAAACACCTCAGATGTTACTGATAGCTTGGCCTACGTTCAAAGAGAGATGTCAGCCTTTAAATTTGGTGCTGAGGACTTACTTGGGCTTGGCAATAACACATTAAGTCAGTCATTAAAAATGAGCCTTGGACTTGCACAAGCTCAGTCTGAAAAATCTGACTCAGGCACTAATGCAGAAATTAACAACCAGTACAATTTCAACTACCATGGTAACAAGGTAGATGAGACTGAGAAACGTGACATACAGCGTCTCATGAAAGAGATGGCATGGTACACAAATAGAGAACAAGAGAGATTAGGAGGTGTTTAATGAGCACATTTATTAAATTTGATGGCAAGAAATCTAGTGATTTTGGGTTAAAAATTATAAATGATATTGAATTTAGCTCTACCTCCTATGATGTTGAGACTATTGAGGTGCCAGGGCGTGATGGGGTGCTTTTGAAAGATAATCAAAGGCTTAAACCTGTCAAACGTGAGTTTCCTATGAAAATAAGCACGATTGAGAGATTATCTACATCAGAGGTAGCTATAAGTGACTGGCTCAATGTCAAGGGATGGAAAGAGTTAGAGTTATCATGGGATACTGATTATATCTATCTTGCCACTTTCATTGAGTCATTTAGCGTCAAGGAATTGCTTAGGAATTTTGGTGAGGTGAAATTAAACTTTTTAATTCACCCCATCAAATTTTTAAAAACAGGGCGCAATGAAATCCCTCTGACAAATGGGATGACACTTAAAAACCTAGGTAATGTGCAATCTAAGCCACTAATTAAGATTAGAGGTAATGGTAATGGTATTTTAACCATCAATGGCTACCAGTTATCACTTGAGAGCGTCCAAAATGAGCTCATAATAGATATGCAAAAACATCTAGTGTACAGTGGCAATCTGTCAGCTTGGGATAAAATCACAAGGAACGGTAAGCACAGAATGCCTCTTTTTGATGTCGGAAACAATAGGATTTCATGGACTGGTAATTTTACCATGACAGCCGTGCCTAATTGGGGGGTTAAACTATGAACCCAGTATTATATAAAGCTGATGAACGCTCATTTAGAACATTTGGGCTGGGTGAGATTTCAGACGCTTATAAGGTCACTGTTACCAGAGAGAGAAATGGTAATTATGACCTATATATCAAATATCCAGTGAATGGCCATTTTGCCTCTGTATTTAAAGTGGAGATGAAAATCAAGTCAGACGCTGGAAAGAGAACCAAATGGCAAACCTTTGAGATTAACCGTATAGTCAAGGATAGTAGTGAACATATTGAAATTTATGCCCGTCATATCTCCATGAGAACCTCAGACATTGCCCTGAAACCTATTGTAAGAGCCTCAAATGTTAACGCTGAGGCAGCTCTTAGACTTTGGAAAGAGAGCCTGGTAGGTGATGATGTATTTGATGTTAAATCAGACATCCGAACTTTGGGTAATATCTCATGGGAGGTAGATAAGGTTGGAAGTGCTAGGAAAGCCTTAGGTGGTGTTTCAGGTTCTATCCTTGATGTGTTTGGTGGTGAATATGAGTTTGATAATAACCTCATCATTCTCCATCAGCAGATGGGGCGTAAAGCTCCAACCGTGCTAGAGTACGGGCGTAATCTGCTCAGTGTAGAGGAGGAGAGCCTCCTAGACGGTAATTATACCTCTATTTACCCCTTTGCACGTTACACACCATCCAGCAATGGGGCAAGTGAGAGGTCATCAAATGAGGAGTCAAGAGAGGTCTTAGTCACATTGCCTGAGCACATCCTAGATAGTCCTTATTTGAGATTATACGCTCAGAGAAGAATATCTCTGGTAGATTTCTCAAGCAAATTTGATGACAAGCACCCTCCAACAGCTGAGAAATTGAGGTCGCTAGGTCAGTCTTACATCAAGACTAACAACATTGGAGCTCCTAAAATCTCTACAGAGGTCTCTTATGTAGATTTATCACATACTTTGGACTATCAAGATTTTGGGGTAATGGAGGAAGTTGAGCTCTGTGACATCATCCCTCTCTACTATCCTCAATTTGATATTACTACGACTACTGAGAAAGTAGTCAAGGTGGTCTATGATGTCTACACTGACTCTAATGAGGAGATAACGTTAGGAACTATCGGACAGTCACTGTCATCTAGCATGACTGCAGGAATTGCTGACCGTCTATCAGTAGTTGAGGAGAGACAGGCTTCTATTGAGAATACTCTACCTCAATATCTCATCAGTGGTACAGGTAATAAAATTTGGCATGACACACCAGCTAAAAATGTTGAGCATAAGATAGGTGATACATGGTTTGAAAAAAACGGCCAGTATCAACGGATGTATATTTGGAATGGTAGCATGTGGGAGAAACGTCTTGACACTGAGGATGTTGACCGTGTTAAGAAAGAGGTAGATAAACAATTTGAGGCAGTCAATACTAAGATGGCTGGGATTGAGTCTAAGCATGACCAGACAGTATCTGATTTTCTCAAAAAGTCAAATGCTACTCAAGAATTAGCTGAGACCTCTAAGAGACTTGCTCAAGAGGCTAAAAACGCCTCTAACTCAACAGGTCAAGAGTTATCACTATACAAGCAAGACAATGAGCATAATTTGTCTATTTTGAGAAATCAGGCCACTCAAATTGACGGTAAGGCAGTACAGGCTTTAAACAAAGCCAATCAAACGGCCACAGAAACCTCTAGCTTAATTGCTAATTTAAGGACTGACTTGAATGGCAAGGTATCTCTTGCTGATTTCCAGTCAGTTAGAGAGACATCTAAACTCTATGAGCGTATCTTAGGGAAAGATGACTCAAATATCAGTACTAATATAGCAAGGATGGCCTTGACATCAGACTTATTTAATGTTGAGGTAGGTAAGAGATTTAGCAATCTAACTAATTTGTTTTACGCTCCTACAAAAATCCCAAAATTCATCTCATCAGTTAATACTGACAAGCATTTAGAACGTGTTAGTTTTGGAGATCATGATGGTATTAGAATTAACTATACTGAGTCCATGACTGGTTGGTTAGGCGTTATGTTCCCTCTTACTAAAAAATTTGTGAAACAAGGCGAAGGGCTTGGTTATCGTATTGAAATTGCAGTAGACAAGGTGCCAAAGAATGGTAGAGTTTTAATACAATTACTAGACAATACAGCTAGAGCGGGAATGTACTACAACTCTCAAATTTTACTAAAGAGAACTGGTAATCAGGTATTCACAGGTTACTTGGATATACCAAGGACTGGTGAGTTACACGAATATGCTCTTAGAATTACACTTGATAGCCCTGGTAATATCGTCATTCACAAGCCTATGATTATTGACAGGCGTTTAATCCCTGAGGAATTTGTGGACAGTACAGACTATAACAGTGAATACACTAGGACTACAATGTCAATCTTAAAAGATAGCTTTGCATTCAAAACGCTTAATAGCAACGGTGATGTATTGAGCGCCTTGAATGTAGCGACGGGTGGGGCTAGTTTGCAAGTTGGACAGAATAAGCTAGTGGTCACACCTGACACTACTTACATTGCTAACGGAACTATCAAGAATGCCATGATAGATAATTTAGACGCTGGTAAAATCCGAACAGGTACGCTAGACGCTAACTTAGTCAACGTGGTCAACTTAAACGCCAGTAGTATCACATCAGGCAAGTTATCAGCTAATTTTATAAATGGTGGTTCTCTGACATCATTGAATGGTAAAACATCATTTAATTTGCAAAATGGATGGCTAGAGATGAACTCATTTGACGTGGGAATCAGAAACCAATTCCCTAACAGACCGTTACAGTATTTAGTTTTCGGCGCTGGTAACATTGGGGGTGTAGACGCCTCATATACAGCTTTATTAAGTAACCGTAACGGCAGACAAGCAATGGATAGCACATCAGCAGGTATTCAGATTTGGAATGGTCGCTCAGGTGGTAGGACGGCCTCAGCCATCACATTTTATGGTCAGACGATGGACTTTAGGCTAAGTGGACAGGATGGCCTAAAACAAGTGACAATAGGAACTGAAGAAAGAAAAATCTGGGGACTTGAAGATGTCGTTGTCAAAAACCACTCTTTAGTAGGTAAATTTAATAATATCCATTATAATTTCCAACAAATCAAAAACTGGTTTGAGCGAAACAAACTAGGCTATCCTGGTTTGTATGATATAAACATGTAGAAAGAGGAATAAATGAGCACAGTAGACAACGTTATCAACCAGTTAGCTATTGAGTTAGCTAATAAGACTGTAAATGGAGCGTATGACAAGGCTGAGCGTGATGAGGCGCTAGCTGAGTTGCAACAAGTTAAGAATGAGCGTGATGAGGCGCTTACTGACTTGGAAAATATCAAGTTAGGATTTGAGGGAATGAATAAGATTTTACAATCTGATGAACGCCTTAAAAATCTCTATGAGGAAGTAAAAGCTAGACAAATTGAGAAAGGGTAATATTTATGGATTTTAAAGTAATTAGTAAGTATTTACAGGACAGTAATAGGACTTTTGTGGCTATCCGTCAAGAGTCGCCTTATACGGCTTTTGACCGTGTACTGGTTGGAGACCGTACAAATGAGCCTGATAATGTACTGATTGAGGCAGTGCTTGGATTGGTAGCCACAGAGTTTAACCCTGCGGAGGGTGTCAAACAGCTACAAGAGGAATTAAAAACCCAAGAGCAAATTTATGACAAGAAACTTGAGGAAAAAGACAATGCTATTAACGGTGTCAAGGCCATTGCTAACTGGGCTGTACTTGCAAGAGTGACAGATGTGGACAACCCACTAGATCCTACAGTATTCAAGCGTGGTCTTGAATTGGTAGACCTTGGCCAAGTTGGTAAAGTCTATCAACCTCAAGATATTTTTACGATTGAAAACCCTGAACATGGTGAACTCTATCAAGAGGGCAAGCGTGTTATGGTTCAAGTGAATGAGGTATTTACTTATCAAGGTCAGACAGTAAAAGAACTAGCAGACCTTGAGAGAAATGGTAAGTTAGGTATTTGGAAATGGGAGCCACCAAAAGAAAACGCCCCTACAACAAGCACAGAGCTAAAAACTGAGGCAGTGCAACGCTAGAAAGGAGATATATGCAAATCGAATTTTTCAATTTTTTCCGTAGCGTCATCCAGACCGAAGACGGACTGGTCTTGTACGCTCTAGCTTTGATTGTTTCAATGGAAATCATTGATTTTTTAACAGGAACGATTGCTGCTATTGCCAATCCCGATATCGAGTATAAGAGCAAAATCGGCATCAACGGACTCCTTCGTAAGGTTTTAGGGGTTCTCTTACTGATGATCCTTATCCCAATGTCCGTACTCTTGCCTGAGAAGACAGGATTCGCATTCTTGTACTCGATCTATCTAGGATATATCGCTTTTACTTTTCAATCACTCATTGAAAATTACCGTAAATTAAAAGGGAATATCACTCTTTTTCAGCCAATTTTAAAAGCGTTTCAACGATTGTTTGAAAAAGATGAAGATAAAAATAAAGGAGAATAACACATGTCACAAATCAATGAAATTTTAATCAATGGTGCTATCAGCATCCTTGTGATTCTTACAGGGGTAGCAGTTAAATCTATCAAAGAATACCTGGTGCAAAAAGGCGGAGAAAAGACAATCAAGATTGTTGAAATCCTTGCTAAGAATGCGGTCAACGCAGTTGAGCAAGTATCTTCAGAAACGGGTTATAAAGGCGAGGAGAAGTTAGAACAGGCACGTATTAAGATTCGTGCTGAGCTTAGTAAGTACAATATCAACATGACTGACAGTGACCTCGATACATTCGTTGAGTCAGCAGTTAAGCAGATGAATGACGCTTGGAAAGGACAGTAAAAATGGTAGTAAATATCGAGACAGCTATCGCTTGGATGCGAGCTAAACAAGGCAATGTGACTTATAGCATGGATCATCGTGATGGACCTTATTCATATGATTGTTCATCATCTGTATATTATGCATTGCGAGAAGCTGGAGCAGTGTCAGCAGGTTGGGCGGTCAATACTGAGTACGAACACGACTGGTTGATTAAAAACGGTTATGAGCTCATCTCTGAGAACCAACCTTGGGATGCCAAGCGTGGAGATATCTTTATTTGGGGTCGTCGTGGGTACTCTAGTGGTGCAGGTGGCCATACAGGTATGTTTGTAGACAGTGACAATATCATTCACTGTAACTACGCACGTAATGGTATTACTGTTAACGACCATGACGACATTTGGTATTCTGCAGGTCAACCTTATTTTTATGCTTACCGATTGACCAATCCAAACGCTAAACCGGAAGAAGTGAAAAAAGGTTGGCAGTCAGATGACAAAGGTGATTGGTACGCTCGAGCGAATGGGACATATCCGAAAAGTGACTTCGAGTATATCGAGGAAAACAAATCATGGTTCTACTTCGATGCCAAAGGATATTGCGTGAAATCCGACTGGGTATTCCACACAGACGGAAAATGGTACTACTTTGAAGAAGATGGATACATGGTGACGAGTTGGAGAAAAATCAACAATAAATGGTACTACTTCAATCGTGATGGTTCAATGCAAACTGGTTGGATTAAATACTACGATAAATGGTACTACTGTGATTCAGTCAATGGTGACATGAAATCAGATGCTTTCATTAAATACAACAATGGCTGGTACTTACTCTTGCCTGACGGTCGTTTGGATGAAAAACCAGCATTCACGGTTGAACCTGATGGTTTAATTACTATCACAG